CAACCCTGAAGAAAGCGTTATAATAGAATTATATAATCCTTGGGATAGAGATAACCCTGCTTTCGAACACACGATTGATCCTGAATGGGATGTTACCAGGATAGGATGGGAGCAAGCAGTGGCTGAAGGCCGAACAACTCAGAAGTTTATAGACCAACAAAAGAAAGACTTACGACCTCTTGAGTTCACAGTACTATATGAGAGCAAGTTCCCTATGCAAGGAGAAGACAGCTTATTCAGTCTTGAATGGATAAAGATGAGCGAAGAAAATCACTTTAAGCTCCAGGATCAACTCGATAACACATTAAAAGGATTCCGACACTTGAAAGAAACAATGACTCAACTAAGCGCAAACGAGTATACTAAGAAGAAGAATGAGTTCGAAGAAGAACTAAGCAAATACACAAAGATAGTAGCTTGTGATCCCGCAGAGAAAGGACTTGACGAAACAGTAGTCGTGTGGGGAATAGAATATAATAATCGTTTTGAACTCGTGAGTCATTGGAGCGAAGCAAAAAGCGAACCGATGGGAGTAGTAGGAAAAGTTGTTGATATAGCAACAAAGTTTATAGAACCAGAGATAAGAGGGAAGATAAACATTGATCGTATAGGAATAGGAAGCGGTCCCTTGAGTCGACTGAAAGAAGTTATCAGGGATAAAAACATTAAGAATATTAAGGTACTCGGATGTCACTACGGAGAAAAAGCTATGAAAAGCGATATTTTCCACAATAAGAAAAGCGAGAATTATTTCAGGCTTTCAGATTTGATGAGAGACGACCTAATGGATATTCCTGTACATCATAAGCTTCGAAACCAATTAGTGGCTGAGAAATGGGAGCGAAGCAGTAGCAATAAGAAGATTGTTAAGGATCCAGATAAGAGTCCTGACTGGGGGGATAGTTTAGTCTATTTTATTTGGAAAGACAAATCAGGGCTTTCTTTTGGTTTTGCATAGTTTTTTAAACCCTGACGCATTACTTTATTTCATGGGAAAACAATTCATAGTTTATGATGGAATTAAGTTCTGGAAAGCAAGTAATTATTATTATCAAGACATAAGGAATAATGGTAATAGAACTAAGAAAGCATTACATCATTATGTGTGGGAGCAGTTCAATAAGCAGAGTGTTCCAGAAGGATACGTTATTCACCACAAAGATGGAAATAAGTTAAATAACAACATAAATAATCTACAGTTAATAAATGATAGTACTCATAGAACATTACATTTGAATCAACTTCATAAAAACAATGAATATACTAAAAAAAATAATGAGAATTTAAGAATTATGCGAGAAAAAGCTAAATTGTGGCACAAATCACCAGAAGGTAGTAAGTGGCATAAAGAAAATGGAAAGAAACACTGGTCAAAAGAAAAAAGGGAAAACAGAGAGATAATTAAAATATGTGGTTATTGTGGAAAAGAATTTAAAGCACAATTTGAGAGGGCAAAATATTGTTCTAAATTATGTTATTTTAGGAATTATAACTCAGTTAAGACTTTTAGAAAATGAATTCTTGATTATTGTTCTAACATAAAAAAGTTTATATAGAGAAAGAACGATTATTTATTCTATTCCTGAATCACTTCCCACTCATGGCCTCACTAAAGAATTTATTTAAAGCAGAGAAAAAAGACGTTATCAAAGTCAGTGTTCTTGACGAGAGTACAAGAGACGGAATCAACAAAGCATACATACCAAAATTCTTATACAAACCTCCATATGGTTATCCAAGAATGGCGAACCTCGGATACGTTCGTTATTTAGCACAAACTCCATACGTTGAGATGTGTGTTAAAACAATTATTAATGAGATAGCAAGCATTGAATGGGATATTGTACCGAACGATGGAATGGAAGAACAATCAGATGATGCAGAGATTGAAGATATAAGAAACTTCTTTGAGAATCCGAACACCAACAAAGAAACTTTCGAGCAAGTATTTATTAAGATGCCAGTGAGAGACCTTCTAGAAATTAACAGTGGTATAATAAACAAAGTTTACAATCTAAAAGAAGAATTAGTGGAAGTGGTAGCTAGAGACGGTGCGACCTTCACGAAGAATCCTGATGTTCACGGGATGTACACTAACAGAGAAAACATTATTCTAACAACAAAAATTATTGATAATTCAAGAGATGAAGTAGTAAATCATTACACTGACATGACGCAAACAAATGCGAGAGAGAAATCGGCTTATTTCCAATACGGATGGATAGCTGGACCAGTACCTATCCCCTTCGGTAAAAAAGAAATAATCTGGCTCGAAGACATGAAAAGGACAGACGACCATTATGGTTTTAGTCCTGTGCAAACACTCGCGAAGAACTTACAAATGCTTATTTACATGGTAGAAAGTGACCTTGATTATTACAATGATAACAACGTGCCAAAAGGAATTATCGGATTGACTGACGGAGACGCTGAAGAAATAGATGCTTTCAAAGAACAATGGACAGATGCTCAGTACAAGAAGGATGACTTCGGCAACATGAAAAAGATGATGCACAAGGTCCCGATCGTTAATAGCACTCCAGTATTCACAAGGATAGAGTTTAGTAGTAGTGAATTACAAGTTATTGAGAAGCAAAAGTGGTACACTAAGATGGTGTGGGCTTGCTTCGGAGTCACTGGTGTGGAGCTTGGTTATACTGAGGACGCAGCAGGAGCAGCCAATCAGATCGTACAAAGTAAGGTTTTCAGGAAGAAGGGAATCAATCCAATACTTAGAAACCTTGAGAGTGCTTATAACATTAATATTATTTCTGAATTCAATTACTGGGGAACAGTCAAGACCAACGCTGGCAAAGAGATTAAGAGGCCAAAGTACAAGTTCGTGTTCAAAAAGTTCGATGTTGACGAAGAGAAAAGCAAGTACGAGCTTTACAAGTTACAGACAGAAGCAGGATTAAAAACTGTTAACGAAGTAAGAAAAGACGAAGGGCTTGAGGATGTTGACTGGGGAGATAAGCCTCCTAATGAGTTTTTACAATCAGAGAATTCTTTTAATATGGGTGGAAACAATGATTCTTATGGTGACGATTATGGTGATCGTGAGGAAAGCGCGATTAATCCTGACGAGGATGCTCAAGAAGATGTTGAGGATAAATCATTAAAAAAAAAAGACTTTTCTGAAGAAAAAGCTTTAAGCAATGAATCAAATCCTTTGATTCTACGAGAGAATGAGAGGCCAACAGGATATACTAAGTTCGAACAAGTAATGAACTACTTCTTAAAAAAGACAAAAAAGACTATTGAAGACGTTATCAAGCAAGAAAATGGTAAAAACACTCTTGCTCAAATAAAAGATATGAGTCAAGTGATAGATAAAATAAAGTCTTTCTTCACAATAGATGGCGTTAAAGCAATGGTTTATGCGATCATACAAAACAATTATATTGATGGATTGGAAGATGCTGAGAAACACCTGGACAAGAACATCATGCCAGATAGTAATGCTATAGAATTCATTTCAAATTATACTTTTGATAACGTTAAGAACATGACTGATGATGTCGCCGAACAATTAAGAGGAGTATTACAAAGAGGTTTTATGGACGGAAGAAGTCCTGAACAAATGAAGAAAGACATCACTAAAGTATTCGACGTTGGAAAGAATAGAGTTGCTATGATAGCAAGAACAGAAAGCAATCGAGCGGCAAACTTCGGACGATTACAAGGATACAAAGACAGCGGAGTCAAAGGAACAAAAGTTTATGTTGCAAAGATAGACGACCGAACAAGTCCAGTATGCAAGCGAATGAACGGACAAGAAGTAGCTCTCGATGCAGAATTTAAGGATCCTAAAGGCGAATGGAGTGGTCAAGTACCTCCAGCTCACGTCAATTGCAGAAGCACATGGATATTCAAAATCGCAGAAAAACAATAATGCTTGAACCTAAATAAATTTATATAAGTGAGGAACCAATATGACTGACATGAAAGACAATCAACAATTCACATTCTACAGTGACAAGATAAGTTATAAGACTGTTGAAGGCAAGAATGGGAAAGAATATTTTGTTACAGGATACATTTCTACAGGTGACGTGGACCTCGTCAATGATGTCGTCACGAAGAACTGCAGTGATAGTATGCTTAATCAGTTTAAGGATCGTACAATTAAACTCGACTTTGAACATGAAGCTTTCAGAGGGAAGAGTATTATTGAATCAGAAGCTAACAAGACTAAGATAGTACTTGGTAAAGCGGTGTCTCAAGAAGTAGATTCTAAAGGTGTACTCACTACATGGAAACTTAATGACACGTGGAAGAAGTATGACGAGAAAGGAAACGTCACTATGACATTCAAAGACTTATGGAAGAACGTGGAAGAAGGATTCTACGATGCATTCAGTATCGCTTACATTCCTACTAAGACGAGCACTGAGAATCGTGAAGGAAAGAATATTCGATTACTTGATAACGTTAATTTACTAAATGTTGCTTTGACTGGTAATCCTGTTAATCCAGGCGCTGGAATGACTGCTGTTATGGCAAAGAGTCTCGCTTATATGAAAAGTATTGAAGAGGAAGAACTTCTTAATGTTGAGATAAAAGGGTTTGAAAGAATCGAGCAAGAACTCGCTGATTTAAAGGCTAAGTACACTCGTAGAACTGGTAGTCCAGGTAATTATAGTTATGAGTATCCTGATGATAATAAACCAGGCAAGCCAAGCGGAAAGCCTGACAAAGAAGGTTCTAAACAACCATCAAAAGAATCTAATGCAAGAAAAGAACGATTCGTGGAATCAAGCCTTGTAAATGATGAAAACGGAACTGACAAAGAAATACGTGATCACTTCGTATCGGAATTAAACATTAGTAAGGAAGAAGCAGATTTTTATGTTTCACAAAGAGATGATGCATTCAAGGATCCTATGGGGTTCAAGCTGAAACCATACACAGAAAAGAAATCTAATCCTGAAGAGCAAAAAGCTCTGAATGATAAAACTAACAAGAGGAGCAATATGGAAAACAAAGATGAAGAAGTCAAACCAGATGCAGAAGCTGAAACTCCTGAACCAGAAGCTAAAGCACCTAAGAAGACTGAAGAAGAAGATGAGGACAAGGAAGACAAACCTGAAAAGAAAAGTTTTGCTGAACTCAAAGACAAAGTAGTTGGACTCGAAACAGAGGTCAAAGACTTAAAGAAAGAAAACACTGAGCTGAAAGCCATCGTGGAAAAACCACGTCACAAAGGCCTCGGAGCAGAAGACGCAGAAAAAAAGAGTCAAACGACTGATACTAAAAGTGTCGGCGCACTCGACGCAATAAAGGGATAGGTGAAATAGAATGAACCATGACGCAATGTATAAATCAAGTTTCGGTGAAATGCCGGATCAGACAAGATACCTTGATCCTTTCGCAGGTGGATTCAGTCCAGCTGAACAAAAAGCCGGCGCGGAACAAGTAAGCAATGATTATAGACCAAGACTCAATGAAATCATGACTAACAACATGAAATCATTTGAAGCTAAAGCTCTCGGACCAACAACTGGCGGAGCAGGAACAACAGGATACGCTCTTGTACCAATTTATGTTGATCCTCGGATTGTAGACCAATCTCGTAAGTGGACTCCACTTGTAGAACTCATTCCAAGAGTCACTAATCAAGGACTAACAGCTGATTACAATGTTATCACAGCAAAAGGAGCAGCATATACTGCACTCGCAGACGCACCACTTCCTGAAACAGATGATACTTATGATCGTGCAAGCACAAGCATAAAGTTCCTCTACAGTGTAGGACGTGTACTCGGACCAATGCAAGCAGCAATGCCAAGTTACATGATTGAAGGTTTTAATCCTTCAGGCAATGGAATGGGTAATGGAAGCTTCGCAAACGCAGGCGCACCAAATGCTAAACAAATAGAAGTACTCATGAAAGCAAGAAGTCTTAAAGAATTAGAAGAAAATCTTATTCTTAATGGAAGCGTAGCAACTGACGCGACACAATTCTCAGGAATCGTGACGTTACAAGCAACTACAAATCAAACAGACCTCGCTGCAGCCGCATTATCATGGGATGATGTTGAAGAAGCAGTACAAAACGCTTTTGATGATGGTGGAAGACCAAAACTCGCAGTAGCAAGTAGTAGTGTTGTAACTGACTTAAGAAAGATTATGATTGATACTTTCAACTTCAGACCTTCTGACTTGACAGCTGGCGCAAGTTTACCATTTGGTATCCCTGCACAATTAGTCCTTCAAACAATGGTAGGACCAATACCTGTTATTCCAAGTCAGTTCTTGAGTAACACGAGCGGAGCAAAACAAATATTCTTCCTTGACACTGACTTCATAGAAATGAGAGTCTTGCAAGACATGACATACGAAGAGTTAGCTCGAACGAACGACAGCAGCAAGTTCATGCTGAAAATCTATGAGTGCTTGATCATGCGATCAACAGGATTCAATAGTTTCATAGATAATATTGCATAGAGGTGCTAAAGAATGGCGACAAGCATATTAAAAAGTTGGGATATAGTTCCTAATACGGAAGTGAAATCTGTCCTTTTTCAGACTCCAAACACTGCAGACGCAACTGATACCTTAGAGATCACACTATCTGATTATGGTATCGCCGCGACTGGACTATTGGTAGTTGAGAGTTGGGTGCACACAGCAGATGGTAGTGTCATCACTACAGAACTGAATACTTGTGCAGTATCATCAGGAGTATTAACTGTGACTATTGCTGCAGGAACAGACGATGATACTCGAGTGATACAAATCATTGGACGAGCAGACGCAGGAGTGTTTGTTTAAGATGGCTACAAGTATTCTCAATAGTTGGGAAGAAGTTCCTAACTCTGAGCTGAAGAAAATCCTTCTTCAGACACCAAATACTGCTGATGAAAATGATACTTTCGATGTGACGCTTTCTGACTATGGCATCTCAGCAACTGGATTATTAACTATTCGAAGCTGGGTACACACCACGAGCGGAAGTATCATCGTGACTGACATAGCCACTTGTAGCGTGACTAATGGCGTAGTGACGGTGACGGTTCAAAGCGCGAACGCTAATTGTGTAAGGGTTGTTGAACTTACTGGACGAGCAAAACCAGGAACATTCACTTAAGCAGAAAACTTTTTTTATTTTTTTATCTTTTTATTTTCACAAAAAACAACTTGCATAGCAAGGGAGAAATGATTAACAATGGCAAAGGGAATGAGAACACCAAAAGGACCAGCAAGTCCCCCATACACAAATGGACCGTACGAAATGAGTGAAGCTGTTGTCTACAATAAACCAGTTATTGAAGGCATGGACAGATACGTACTCGAGGCTAACTTCGAACAATTACCTCAATTGAGCGCAACTTGTGACGCAGCATACACTACTGAAGCAACAAGAAATACTCTTCTTGACTTTGAGATACTCGGAACGAGCGCAGCTGACGCTGGATGTACACATGGTACTACAGTCGCAGGCTTAGAAATGACTACTGCAGGAGCAGATGACGATCAACTTATTGTACTTCCACACTTAAATACTGCACAATCAGCATGGACCTCAACATTATGGGGAACTGAGAACGTTGTAACTTGGGAAGCAGTAATCAAAACAGACAGTGCAATCCTAACAACTCTTATATGGGCTGGCTTGAAGAAGTCCAACACTGAAGTGATAGCAACTGATAGTGAACAAGCATTCTTCAGATTTAGCACTGACGACTCTGACACTAACTGGAGATGCATAGCGAGTATTGCTGGAGTAGATGTTAACCAAGATAGTGGAGTACTTGTTGAGGCAAGCAAGATTTATTATTTCAGAATAGAAATCGATGCTGACCGACAAGCACACTTCTTTATTAATAACAAGGAAGTCTACAGAAGCGCAGCGATCACAAATGACGTTGACTTTATTCCTTATGTTGGGATAATGGCACTCGCAGGCGCTGCTCGAAGTATGTGGTTGGCTAAAGAAAAGATTAGTCGTTACATCTACGAGAAATCTTAAATCTTTTATTTTTTTTTATTATTTTTCACGCTCAAAATCCTAACTGGCGACATACAGCCCAACATACGAGGTAACCTTTATGGCAACACAACTGACAAGATATAGAGTAAAAGGAACGACAGCAGCTGATGGAACGGCGACAATCACTGGCACAAACGTAGCAAGAGGAAAAATTCATTCTATTTTTTGCGATGTAGGAGCACTTGACGATACTGCAGACATTACAGTCACAACGCCTGATGATGTAATCACTCAGACGATTCTCAATTTAACAAATCAAGCAACGGATGTAACCGTAAGACCTCTTATTCTTGCAACACTAAACACTGGCGCCGCACTTACTGCAACAGGAAATATCTACAAAGAATTTGCTGTTATGAGTAGACTAAGAGTAGCAGTAGCACAAGGTGGAGCAGCAAAAGATTTTGTTATTGACGTTTACGTGGAGGAATACTAATGTTATTCGAAAACACTACTAAAGAACCTAAGAAGTACAGGACAGGAAGTCACGAGAAAGGCTATGATTGGGTGACTATCAGACCAGGAGAAACTAAGGATATGCTCAAAGAAACTGGTAAAATGCTTAAATTGACAAAGGTTGTCGAGGCCAAGTCTCAAAGAACAACGGTCAAGAAAGAACCATCAAAACAGCATAAGCCTGTTAATAAAGACAAGCCAGTAGAACTAAGGCCAACTCCAGTCAAGAGATCATTATTCGGAAAAAAGAAGTGATTCAATGGCAAGCTCAGACTTCACAGTCAAAAAAGGATCCATCGCTATTATAATGCTTACTATTGCATTGCTTAGTTGTGTGGCTACAGTCGTAGCTTACAATGTAACTATGAAAAATGATATTGAGCACTTGCAAATAGAGCTTGAAGTGATTAAAGTCGAGAGTCCAATTCAACACCAAGAATTCGAAGAACGAATGATTGAATGTGAAATAATAAACATTCAGAATCAAGAAAGGATACTTGCAATGCATGAAGACATCAAAGAAATGAAGACAGACGTTAAAGAGTTGATAACAAGATGACATTTATATCCGCAGATGAAGTAAGAAACCGTTCAGGAGCACCAACAAGCTTAATCACTGACGCACAACTCGATGAGTACATTGGAGATGTTGAAGCAGGTATGGCTAAGTGGCTTAATACTTCTTTCACGCCAAAACAAGTGATTGAGGTAAGAGACGGAAATAACCTGAACAGAATAACCACAAGAAAGAATCCTTTATTAAGTGTTAGAAAGCTAACGAGCAATACTTCAACAATTATTGATCCTTCTACTTTGAACCTTCACAAGCCAAGCGGAAAGATAAGCCTGACGAGCACATCAGAAACAGGCGTATTCATCACAGGACAAGCAAACACCATAATCAAGTACTTATACGGATTACTAGAAGAAAGTAGCACAGAAACGACTACAACGGCGATAGCAAGCGCAGGAACAACCGTATCATTGGCGGTTAGCTCAATAACAGGCTTTAGTGATACTGAATGGGTTGAAATCTATGGTATGGACGGAAAAAGAGAATTAGCAAAGATAACAACAGCGCCTATAGGGACAACAATTGTTGTTGACGAATTAATTCATGATCATGAAAGTGGAAGTGTAGTAGTCCTTCTTCAGA